GACGAGATCGGGCGCCTGGGTCTGGGCGGTTTCTACGCGGGCACGGATGCGGAGATCAGGGGGCGGAACGGCTCGCTATTCATTTTCGCCGGCCTGCGCATGTCGCCTGAGCGCATCAAGTCCTTCGAGGCCCTGACACATTGCTGGATCGAGGAGGCGGAGACGGTCTCCGAGCGCAGCCTTGACCTGCTCATCCCCACTATGCGCGCAGAGGGCTCGGAAATCTGGATGTCGTTCAACCCGGCCCGTGTCAATTCGCCTGTCTGGCAGCGCTTCGTGGTCAAAACGCCGCCCCCTGACAGCCTGGTGCGGAAAGTGGGCTGGCGGGACAACCCGTGGTTCCCGGACGAGCTGCGCCGGGAGATGGAGCACTGCAAGGCCACGGATCCCGACAAGTATGACCACATCTGGGAGGGCAACCCCGTGCTGGTGGCGGCCGGATCGTACTACGGGCGGCTGTTGCAGCAGGCCGAGGAGGCCGGGCGCATCGGCACTGTGCCGGTGGAGCCTAACCTGCTGGTCAATACGGCGTGGGACCTGGGCATGTCGGATTCCACGGCCATCTGGTTCTTCCAGTTCCTCCTCGTGGGGCATTTTGGCGAGTGGCGTTTCATCGACTACTACGAGGCCTCCGGTGAGGGGCTGGCGCATTACGCCGCCGTGCTGGCTCAAAAGGGCTACCGCTACGGCGTCCACGTCGGCCCGCATGACCTTGCCGTGCGTGCCGTATCGAGACGGCGCGCGGGCTGGGGCTGAATTTTATTACCGCGCCGCAGCTCCCGGTGGCTGACGGCATCGAGGGCGTGCGGCAGGTACTGGGCGCTGCCTGGTTCGACCGGGAGAGATGCGGGCAGGGCCTGCAATCGCTCTGGGCCTACCAGCGGGAGTGGGACGACGTGCGGAGCTGCTTCAAGCCGCATCCGTTGCATGACTGGACGAGCCACGGCGCTGACGCCATGCGCTACGCGGCTGTGGGCTTCCGCAGGCCGGAGACACTGGGAGGCCGTGGAACGGCCAAAACGGGATACGATCTGCTGGAGTGGTAGGTATGGAGATGACCTACAAGGTGCTGCTGCATGAGGCCGATTACCGGGCCATCTATGAGGCCATGCGCGAGGATGACACGCTGTGGTCCGCCTGGCCGGACATAGATCCTGACGAGTGGACGCCGGAGATCGTCGTCAGGCTCATGTCGCGGCCGGACGTGCTGGTACTGGGCGGGGCCATCGACGGCGTGCCCGCCGGATTCATGACCCTGCAGGCTGTGAGCCGGCGTAGCATGACGGCGGAAATCGGCGTGGCGGCCTTCCGTCCTTTTTTTCGGCAGGCGGCCGCGCTGTGCCGCGGGGCTTTGCTTTGGGCCTGTGACAACCTGGAGCTTTCCTCGTTCCTGGGCAAGGTGGCCGCTCCCAACCGGCACGTCCTCGCCATGCTGGGGCAGGTGGGGTTCAGGGAGCTTGGGCGGGTGCCGGGACTGTTCTGGTACACACGCAAACAGCGGTTCGTGGACGGTGTGCTGGTTATGGCGACGCCGGAGAGCATTAGAAAAATCAGTGCAGAGGAGGCATGATCATGAGTTTTGGTGGCGGATACTCTACCCCTGAAGTGGAACCCATTCCGGAAAAGCAGCCGACCAAGAGCCTGTCGGCCGGAGCCACGGCGGCGGCCCAGGCGCAGAAGGACAAGCAGCGCAAGAACCGGGGACTGGCGCAGAGCATCATGACGCAACGCGGCGGTCTGGCGACGACCGACCAGAGCGGCAGGACAACGCTGGGGTAGTGACGGATGGCTGTGGATGTCAACGAACTGGCCCGGCGCTATGAGGCGTTGCGCACGGAGCGGAACGGCTGGGATGCCGCGTGGCGGTCACTGGCCGAGCTGTTCCTGCCCTGTCGCTGGCGTTCAGATACCGATACGACGGCGCACCAGTCCCCCAAGCTCAACGGGCGGCTGGTCAATTCAGCCGGTGTACTGGCCATGCGCACGCTGGCCGCCGGGATGCAGGGCGGTATGACCAGCCCTGTGCGGCCCTGGTTCCGGCTGACGACGAAAGGCGATGACATTGCCGGGATGCCCGGCCTCAACGCCTGGCTGGAGGAGGTCACCAGCCGGATGCAGCGCGTGCTGCATGAGAGCAATTTCTACAACGCGGTGCATGGCCTCTATGCGGATCTCGGGACGTTCGGCACCGGGCTGCTTATCGAGACGGCAGACGAGGACGGCATCCATTTCCATCTGATCCGGGCAGGCGAATATGTGCTGGACGTGAACGGGCGCAACGAGGTGGATACGTTTTTCCGTCGCCTGAATATGACCGCGCGGCAAATCGTAGACCGCTGGGGCGAAGAGCGCGTGCCGGATGCCGTCAGGAACGTCGCCAGGCGGGAAACGGGGCAGGGCGGCGTGGTGCGCTTCGACGTTATCCACGGCGTTTTCCCGCGTCGTGATGCCCCTGGCGGGCTGGGCGGGGAAAACAAGCCCTTTGCCTCGGTCTACTGGCTACAGGCTGCGGGTGGGAGCGGCAAGCCCTGCATCCTGTCCGAGGGCGGTTTTGATTCGTTTCCGGCCTATGCGCCGCGCTGGGACGTGAACGGGGCCGATGTCTACGGCCGTTCCCCGGCCATGGACGTGACGCCGGATTGCCGCATGCTCCAGGCCATGACAGCCACGCTGCGGAAGATGCAGCACAAGATAGCCGACCCGCCGCTGGCGGCTGACAGCAGCATCAAGGCCTTCGGTGTGGATATCACGCCGGGCGCGCTGAACTTCGTGGACATGGGGCGTCTCACGTCCGCCGGTGCGCCCATCGTGCCCATCCAGCAGCCGGAACCGCAGGCGCTCAACTACACCATGCAGGGCATCCAGGGCGTGGAAAAGGTCATCAATGACGGCCTGTATGCGGACCTGTTCCGTATGCTCATCGATGACGACCGCCGCCAGATCACGGCCACGGAGATCCAGGCCAAGCAGCAGGAGAAGATGATCCTGATCGGCCCCGTGGTGGAGCGGCTGCACAAGGAGCTGCTGGAACCGCTCATCATCCGTACCTATATGCTCATGGGGCAATATGGCGTGCTGCCGCCCATGCCCGACGGCATGCACTATGCGGAACTGGACGTGGCCTTTGAATCGGTGCTGGCCCAGGCCCAGAAGCTGACGGCCACCAGTTCCATAGACCAGGGCATGGCCTTTGTGGTCAACGCCGCGCAGGTGGCGCCGGATGCGCTGGACATGCTGGATACCGACAGCATGGTCAAGAGCTATCTGGATCGCGTGGGCATGCCGGAGGGCTGCCTGCGTGACGAGCAGACCGTGAGGCAGATACGGCAGCAGAAGGCCCGGGCGCAGGCGGCCGCGCAACAGCAGGCGGAAGCGGCGCTGGCGGCGCAGCAGGCCGTGGACATGACGGCGGCGGCCAAAAACCTGGGGCAGACCCCGGTGGGAGCCGACGGGCAGACGCTCATGGGGACCATCCTGGGCGGTCTGGGGGCGGTATGAGCAGCGATCATGTGTGGGGCGACGACATGCCGGACGAAGGACGGAAACGCCTCCAGGAGGCGCAGGAATTGCACCGTGCCAAACTGGAAGGCGTGGTCCGCAAGCTGGCGAACACTCCTGACGGGCAATATTTCCTGCGCTGGCTGGTGCGTGGCACAGGCGTCTTTCAGGCCGACTATCCGGCGGATCATGTACGGGCGGCCTTTGATGCCGGGCAGCGTGCCGTAGGGCTTTCCATTGTGACGCTCTGCGCCGCTGTGGGGGCCGGGAACATCATCATCAACAATGACGAGGTGAACAATGGCTGACAAGAATGTGACGCCCGGCGGCATCGCCGATGAAGGCGGGGCAGATGACACCCTGAAGGATGACGGCGGTATTGCCGATGAGCCGAAGGAGGAGACGGGCGGCATCGCCGATGAAGGCGACCAGGGCAATGGCGATGACGAGCCGGCAAGAGACGAAGGGGGCAAAGAGAAGGACGGCGGGAAGCAGCAGGAGCCGGAATCCTATGAGCTGACAGCGCCGGAAGATTTTCCCCTGCCCGCCGAGAATCTGGACAGCTTCACGACCAAGGCTCGCGAACTGGGCCTGACCAGGGAGCAGGCAGAAGGCATGCTGGCGTGGCACCGTGAATTCCACGGCGACGTGACCCGTGCCATGCAGCAGCGTGAGGCCGCCGTCCTGCAGGGCTGGGCGAAGGAGATCAGGGGAGACAAAGAGTTCGGCGGCGACAACTGGAAAGAGACCCTGGCCGATTCCCGCCGGGCTCTGGCCGCCTTCGATCCCGACGGCAGCCTGCGTGCACTGCTCCGGGACAGCAAATTCCAGAACAACCCCACCATCATCCGGGCTGTGGCCCGCATCGGCAGAGCCATGAAAGAGCACGATTTCGTAGGCCAGAATGGCGCCGGCAAAAGCCGCGACATTCCTCTGGAAGAGCGCATGTACCCTGACATGAAG